CAGTGGGACCATCCCACTCGCCTGCGGCGATCTGCGAAAGCAGGACCAAGGTGTGATTGTTGAGTTCGATTTGAGACATTGTGATTCTCCAGAATACGGTAGGGAAAAGGCAGAGTTGCCGAATGCCGCCCCCGCAGGGGCAGCGATCGGGAACTGTGACTGAATCAGCAGTGGTCTTGGACGTACTCTCGAACGCGGGGGGAGACACGCTCGACCAAGTTGCGAGCCAACTTGCGAACGTCGACGAGGTCGGGGCCGCTGCCCATGTTGATGGCCACGTCGCAGTCGCGTTGGATACCGTCGCAGATGGCTTCGTTCGGATCCGCGAGGCACTCCAAGGCGGTCAGGATCCGACCGAGTTCCACGACCATGTCGCGGTCGTCAGGGTTGCCGAGGAAGTGATTGACGTGTTCGATCCATGCGGACTCTGGACGGGATTCGTTGGACACGTTGCAGTCTTCACGGATGACCTCCAACGCCTCATCGATGAGGGCATCGTGGTCCTCGTTCGAGATCCATTCGTGGGCGATCCACTGCATGAGCAGGTTGTGGGTGAGGGTCTCGATTGGCTTGCCGTCGCGGACGGACTGCTCCTCGATTTGAATGGCGTCTTCGAGAAGGTACGAGTTGTGGTCGAGGAAGTCGCGGTCGCAGTGGATGGCGAGTTCAAACAGTTGGGCATTGCTGAGTCGATCTTCGATGTCTCCGAAGTCGCGAATGATGCCAGTGAAGTCGGTTGAAGTACTCATGGTGATCTCCAGATCGGGTGGTAGGAAGACGCCACAATCGGCGTCGAGATTGAAGTGTACACGGTATCGGCTCGGAGTGTAGGAGTCTTTTGCAAAAAAAAGCAGATCGGCTGAGACACTCGATAAGACTTGCACGCCGCGATCATCCGCCCGACCCCCGCTCGCCCGATCGATCGATGTCAGAGTCTACGGCAGACTCCGACACTCGCGGCCCAGCGATCATGACCCCCACCCCCCTTGGAATTTGGGGCAGAATTGTGGCCCCCACCTGCGGATTCGGGTGCAAAAGCTCACCGCTTAACGCGCGTGCGCGCGCGCACCTGGGCGCGCGTTAAGTAGCCTGGGGGGACGGGGGGTCTCGTCGCGAAAATGCATAACGATAGAGGGCAACACAAATTTCTCCGCCAAACATTTCGACCCAAAATCAACGGTACGCGGATAACGGTCCCCGGTTGGGATGAGGGATGGCAGAGACAATCATCGACGAGACTTAGCACCCGAACACTTCCACCGCTTCCTCGAAAGTCGTAGTGGAGAGTTGGGGTCTTTGGCAGCTTTTGGCGATCGCTTCATCTGCCCCAGGGATCGAGCGCAATACGAATCGCCCTTGGAAGTACCTGGTCGGACTCGAGGTCCGCCGCCCTTCGCCTTGCCTGCCTGCCCGTACGACACCTTGCGGGTTCGCCCGGTCTTCGGATTCTTGACGAGCTTGACCCGTGCCTTGCCTCGCGCTGGCTTTGCCATCTATCGCTTCCTCGCTGGTATCGCATGCCTGCCGGCCAACGCGAGCAACAGGCTCACATCCGGCTCCGGCAGCAAAAAGTGTTCTGGTGAGTCGAACAACGGCTCGACATCGATCGGATCGAATTGACGCAACGATGGCGTCAATGGCGGAAGTTCCGCCATAAAGATGCTAGGGGGGGTTTGGGGGGGAGAATGCCACTTGCGTGGCTTCTCAGCCCCCCGAGCAATCAACCCAGGGGTTGACTCTCCGAAACTCACGGCGTCCGTCAGAGGCGACTCAGGGACGATTGAGAGTATTTCTAGTGCCTTGTCAAAGACTTCTTTGCCGACGATGGTGGTCATGACGACCAGCACCATGGTCACACGTTGATAGTGGGACTCGAGTTTCTTGTATCGATCTTCGCAACACGAAAGCTGCTTCTCCTCTTTCTTTCGTCGCTCTTCGCACTTGGGGCAGGTCACTTCCGCCCTTTCCAGTTGACACGACCTGGTCCGGTCTTCCGTTTGGCGACGGACTTCTTGCACTGGGCCATGGTTGGCCGGCATGCTGGGTACGGGCGCTTCGACCCCGTGGCCGACTTTCGCCCGCAGGGCTTGCCGGTCTTGCAGTCGACCCACCCCTTGCCCTTGTTCTGACCGAACCAGGTTTTGAGGCTGTTGGATTTACGCTTCGCCATTACTTCTTCTTCTTCTTACCGCCGGTTCCCCAGTTCTTCGCACCGACTTTTCGGCACTTCACCAGAGCGCCAGAGGCGTAAGCTGATGGCCACTTCTTGTATCGAGATTTGACCTTGTGATAGCAGGCGTCTTTCTTAGCCACGGCGTGCCTTCTTTCGAGGTTTGGTCGCCTTCCGCCGGGCGGAGGGCGCTCGCTTGGTGGTTTTCACATTCCGCTTCTTGGCGGCTGCGAACTCACATCGACCTGCGCCGTGCATTGCCAGCCTTCTTTGCGACTTTCTTCTTCTTCTTGGCAGCGCGTGCCGCAGCCATACCAGCCTTGGTGTAGGGGTACTTCTTTCCGTTTACTTTTGGCATGAGGATCCTCAGTGTTGAATGAATCTTGGGGGTGGAGCGCATGCGAGACCCATTGCCTCGTAATGCTCACGGAGTGCCTGCTCTTTGGCATCCGCTCTTCTTCTCTCCGCAGTGAGCTGGGGGTCGACGCCCATCGACTCTTGCCACATCTTGACGCACATGGCAAGTGCTTCGATCTCGTCATCGTGCTTCAGGCAGTTGCGTTCTCGGGTGAGTCGCGTGTACTGGCGTTGAAACTCCTGATCCGTGGCGATCGCCGGCGGAATGATCAGCCGGTGTTGGTTCGTGATTGGCTCCAAGGCGGACAGAATCCGCACTTCCTTCTGGCCGGCAACCCGAACCGTGTTGATTGACGCTCCCCAATCGTCGTCAAACAGTCGATGGATGTATGGCTGGAACAACTCCACGAACATCCCCTGCCCGAAGTTGTCTTCGACGAAGATCTCGCGTACACCGTGCCGCTTGGCCTCGTTCGCCAGCGAAGACAGCACGCCAGAGGAGTAGCCTCCCTCGAGGCCAGACAGCCGCAGGACGTGCAGGTAGCCATTCAGCTCGCCAATAATGGCGAACGCAGTCTTGTCAGCGCCTCGGCCAGAGGGGTCGACCCACATCTTGACGCCCGAGTACTCGGCCCAGTCGTCGGAGTACATGATTGGCGAGTGGAACCCGTCCGAACCAAAGCCCAGACTTGGGATCTCCTCCATCCGGGTCGAAGATCCGTACTTGTCAGTCATCCCCCACGCCACCGTCATGGGCGCTGAACTGGTTTCGGTGTGCATGCAGACCAGGTCCGCCAGCTTGAGCGGGTATTCGAGACCATCAGTCAGCTTGGTCATGAGCATGTACTGCATGGCAAACAGAGATCGACCCTCAGAAGCCTCACGCTCGGTCAGTTCTTGATCATCAAACCGTGCCGGCCAGATGGGCGTCCCAGGCTTCATGCCGTCGTACATCAACTCTTGGATCTCAGGAGCCAAGTCGTCGGTCTGCTCACTCTCCTGCGGGACTCTGGCGGGGTAGCACTGGAACTTGTAGCCCGCGTCCATCATCTTGTCGTACAACGACTCTTGGTGGAACGGCGTTCCTAGGAAGATCACGTCACCGCCAGGAATGATGATGTTGTCCAGCTCGGTGACTTCGTTCCGAAGACGCTCTCGCATCTCGTAGGTCATCGAGTTCTGCATCGATTCGATGTCGTCACCGATGATCAGGCTCGCCCGAGACCCAGTGATCTGGCCCGTGATGGAGGCAGCGGTGAATGACGGTGTCCGATCGTTGTCCGAAGTGCCAATATCGAACTTGGTGGCGCTGTCCCGCTGCCCCCCCTTGCGGTCGGGGGTCATGTGCTGGAGCCATGGCACTTGGCCAATCCACTTTCGCACCATGTACAGGGAGTCTTTGGAGTGCTTTTCTGACTTGGAGATCACCAGCACCCGCTCGTTGGGATTCCTGAAGAGACGCCAGGTGGCGTATCCCAGAGTCACAAACGTCTTCGACGCCCCACGGAACGCGCGTATCCCCCGCCGGCGTGGCCCGTCTTGGAGGAACCTCGCGATCCACCTCTGGTGTTCTGCGATCGGCGGTAGTCCGATCTCGCCCCAGAGCGTTTCGAGGAAGAACTCGAAGTCGTTCGCAAGTCTTGAGATGAGTTCACGGGCCTTCTCCTCTTGGTTCATCGTCGGGTCCGAAGCCTTCCAGCAGTTCCAGCCAACCGATCACGGCCACATGGTTTGTTTGCGTCCAACCCTTTAGGGAAAGTAAACATGACTGTCATTGCGGAACCATTCACAAAAGTTGTAACAAAACTCTGTGCATATCCCGAGATGGTGTGGTCTCTGACGGTGATGTTTATCTGAGGATCTCCTGATCCAGTGGTGGTTCCACTGTAACCCTCAAGTCCAATATTCCTCACGTCGCCATCAAAAACAGAATTTCCAACAGATGCACCATCTGGAGGAACTGCGGTTGAAACTCTGCCTGGAAACAAATACTCAGTGTTAAACGAACCAAAGATGTTTCTTCGTCCAGCTCCGTGGACTTCGACAAATGGATTGCACTCTACGAAAACCTCACCAGAACCGTACTGGCTTCCTTCGCCTCGAATGAACAAAGTCATGATTGCTCTTGATGTATCAGCGCCATCAGGGTCAGATAGGTCGAACCCTGGAGTTCCTGCCGTATTCATCGTCAAGATTGTACCGCTGCTCGCAGCAGGAAAGTCAGAAGCAAATTTGCCATCAATTGTGTCATTGGGGTGAAAATGCTCACGATTGTTGTTGCTCAGATTGACAGTGATCTGTCCATCCACTCGAATACATGGATCGCAATTAACATCTGTAAACATACCGGCCACAAGGTCTCTGGTATCAGTGTTGGTTCCATCGCCAGATGCAACTGCCATTAGTCAGCCCTCACTACTTGGTATTTGATGTTGGTTCCTTCGCGGTAGAACCGCAGCCATTGAGCGCCGATGGGTTTTGGTGGCCCGCCACGTTCAATATGCCAGCCGCCAAACCCGTCGCCGTATTCGTCTTTGTATGTCCCGCACCGGACGTGTGTCTGCTCGTCCATAAAAACTTCGCCGTTGTTGGCCAGACGCTCACGGGCGATCGGGACTTGCCACTGATCGTGCGTGTGACCAGACACGACCAGGTGGGCGTCCGGCAGAAACACACTCATCCGGTTGGTCTGGATGACGCCACGGGTCACAGGCCCGCCGCCTCCAGAGCCGTGGAAGTATTTCAGGTTGATTCTGATTTTGGAAGTGTTGGTCCGCTTGAAGATGAACCGAACCCAGCCGCCATATCCGCCGGCATGGACCTGCTCTCCCGTCGTCGTCTTCAGAGCTTGAGTCAACCGCTCCGTCAGATCCGTTTCGTGACGTTTGCAGATCGCGGTTTCGTGGTTGCCCCGCCCGATCAGCACAAACTGCCTGGCGTACGGGCTGTAGAAGTCGGTCGCGACCTCGACCAATCGGTCCAGGTATTGCCCATACTGGTACTCCTCTCGCAACGCCGACCGATCGGCCCGCTTGTCCCACTTGCCCTGCATGGCGCAGAACAGGTCGCCAACGTCGATGATGCCAGCCCCACGTTCCACGCACTGATCCAAGTGCTTCTTTTCTAGATCCCAGTCCGTGTGTGCGTTGTCGTGATGCCTGTCCGAAGAGAGCAAGAACCACTGCTCGAATTTGGGCGAGTGTGCGTCGATATGGACATTCATCACCGTTCGAGACACGGGATCCAGTGAAAAGTTCATCCCACAATCTCTTTGTCATCCGCAGGTTGCAAATATCTGATGGCAACAATCGCGACCCTGGGGATCGTAATCACATAATCGTAAGTCTCTAACTGAGGCTTGATTGCACCTGCGATGGTTATGTGGTCTTCGGCGTCTCCCACCAAAAAACCAGCTTGGAAGATCCTTTGTGGCTCAGGCAACTCGTATGCGGTGATATCAGAGTTGGGTACTGGCTCACAACTGTCGACCCAGTCGACAAATACGAAGGGGTATCCTTCGCTTCGGGTGTCTTCCATGAATGCTCCTATGCCGTAGCGGCATCGTCAGAGTCGTCTAAATCGTGAAGTTTGAAGCCGGTCTTGGACATCTGCTCAACGATGTTGGCAATCGGGCTTCCTTGAGTTGGGACTGACGTGACACCGCAATCTTTGAGCCGCTGGCGAATGACCTGGAGGTCTGCCGCCGATGCCTCAACCTGCTGCACCTCGCCGTTTTTGTCCATTATCCGGCGACCCTCACGGAGAATCTTAAGGAGCGCTTGGTCAAACTCATTTCCCATGTTGTCGATGGTCATTGGTCAAGACCTCCAATCAGTGCTTCGAGTCTGCGGTTCACTTGCTCTGTGGCTCTGCCAGACTGTTCACGAAGCGGAGAACCTTCAGGAGTTTTGGTTCTGATGTTTTCAGCCATAGCATCAACCTGTTGCTGCTTCAGGTCAATCCAAGCAGCCTTCAGTTTTGGATTTTCTTCCAGTGTCTTTTGCCAAGCCAAGTTTCGGAAAGCCGAGACGATTGACTTGATGCTGTCCGCTGGCATTCGGCCAGTGACAGGGTCTGGGTCAAATCTCATAAATCCTGGGGCTTCCTTATCCATTTCGTCAATGAACAATTGCAAGGCTCCTCTAAGAGTGATGTCGCCCCGTGGGGTCTTGTATGCCTGCCCCATGTTCCGCATCCACTGGTCGTAGGCGCTGAACTCTCCCACGGTGGCCGGGATCTCTCGAAGGTCCAGCACGCCAAGGTAAACAGGTTTGGGTGGCCGCAGAACCACGCCAGCTCGATCGAGTTCTTTGTAGATCGGGTCGTCAGTCATCAGAGACAACTTGCTGACGTTGACCCTGTTGTTGAAGTTTGCCGGCATGCCAAGCAGCGAGGCATCCATCGAAGTCTCGGTCATGGCTCGAACAGGCTCGCCCAAAGCGTTGTACTTCGGTGGAATGCCTTCGTTCAGATTTCCAAACATCGCGGTCTTGCCACGCAAGAAGTCGAGGTAGGTTCGATAGTCTCGGACGATTGGGTCTCTCGCCATGGAGATCTGAGCCTGAGCCGACGCAAATGGTATGAAGCCTTGAGTTTGGCTCCGCAAGAAGTTCTCCAGCTTTCTTGGGTCTGAGTCCTGCATGACCTTCGCCAGGTTTGAAATGCCTTGGATGTATGGCTTTTCGTGCATCTGAGCGCCAAAAGTGTGGATCA